CTGAAGTACCATCTGTACCGCTTGTGCCTGAAGTTCCATCAGTACCACTTGTACCTGATGTTCCATCTGTTCCTGAAGTACCACTAGTACCATCCGTACCGCTAGTCCCTGAAGTACCATCTGTACCGCTTGTTCCTGAAGTCCCATCAGTACCTGATGTCCCTGAAGTTCCGTCTGAACCACTAGTTCCTGAAGTTCCGTCTGTACCACTAGTTCCCGAAGTACCATCCGTACCGCTAGTCCCTGAAGTACCATCTGTACCGCTTGTTCCTGAAGTACCATCCGTACCGCTAGTCCCTGAAGTACCATCTGTACCGCTTGTTCCTGAAGTACCGTCAATTCCACTTGTACCACTAGTACCTGTTGTTCCACTCGTACCTGAAGTACCATTTACACCACTAAGACCTGAAGTACCACTAGTACCTGAAGTACCATCTGTACCTGATGTCCCTGTTGTTCCACTAGTCCCTGAAGTTCCATCCGTACCACTAGTACCTGATGTTCCGTCAATACCCGAAGTCCCTGATGTTCCATCCGTACCACTTGTTCCTGAAGTACCATCTATACCACTTGTTCCTGAAGTACCATCTGTTCCTGAAGTTCCACTAGTTCCTGAAGTTCCATCCGTACCACTTGTACCTGATGTTCCATCCGTACCACTAGTACCTGAAGTTCCATCTATACCACTTGTTCCTGAAGTACCATCTGTACCTGAAGTTCCTGAAGTTCCATCCGTACCACTTGTCCCCGATGTACCATCAATACCACTCGTACCTGATGTTCCGTCAATACCCGAAGTCCCTGATGTTCCGTCAATACCACTCGTACCTGATGTTCCGTCAATACCCGAAGTCCCTGATGTTCCGTCAATACCGCTAGTTCCCGATGTTCCGTCAATACCGCTAGTTCCCGATGTCCCATCAACACCACTCGTACCTGATGTTCCATCAATACCACTCGTACCTGATGTTCCGTCAATACCTGAAGTTCCCGATGTCCCATCAACACCACTTGTACCTGATGTTCCGTCAATACCACTCGTACCTGATGTTCCGTCAATACCTGAAGTCCCCGATGTCCCATCAATACCGCTAGTACCTGATGTTCCATCAATACCACTAGTTCCTGATGTTCCGGTAGTCCCTGAAGTACCTGATGTTCCTGAAGTTCCACTTGTACCTGAAGTACCATCTGTACCTGATGTACCTGATGTCCCTGATGTTCCACTAGTTCCTGAGGTCCCACTTGTTCCTGCAGAAGTAGTAACGGTAATATTACCGTTGCCATTATTAGTTACAGTAGCATTAACAAATGTAATACCTGAAACAGGAAACACTGTAGTAACACCATCACCAACCGAAAGGGCTGACCCTGTACCTGATGTGAATCCTGAAATTTCTACTTCACTTCCATCACTATTATTAAGTGTTAATGTTTCAGTACCACTATTATATGTTCCACCGGTTATTGTTCCTGTAAATCCTGTTATTGTTACAGTACCTCCGGTGTTATTGAATAAATCTAAAGTTGTTGTTGCGGAATAATATGTTCCACCTGTAATTTGAATGTCAGTAGTACTAACTATTCTCCATTTGGCGTTGTCTCTTGTAATCCCATTAATCCCCTCGATTGTTGAACCGGTCCAAGCATTAATAAAATCCCTACCCGCTTGAGACCTAGCATTTACTGTTGTAAATGTTGATTGTTGTGTTATTGCAGAACTACCTGTTAAACCTGTAAGACCATTCCATAAGACATCGTAATCAGGTATGTAGTATTGATAAACAGTATCCGTTTCATAAACATAAACTTGCATTCCAAGTTTTCTTCTTCCTGATGAAATATTATCAGAATTAAGTGTTAAGATAGTCCATTGTAATCCCGAATTTGGTTGTACCGAAATCTGTATTGGAACAGTATTAGCTGAAAGTGTTTGAGAGCCAGTACCACTAAAAGTCAATTTTAAATTATCTGTGTAATATACCTCTTGATAACCCCCAACTTGTGAAACTGAAAAATTAGTCCCTTGTGGATTAGTTAAAGTAACACCTTCAGGTGAATTTAGAAGACTTAATGATGTAGGATTTTTATATGGAAACGCCATTTTATGTTTGTTTGATTTTATTATTATTTATTAACTTTTAGTGTCACCTCTAAAATATAGTGAACCTGATAACGGTGTTAGTATTGGTAATATAAATTGTGGGCTTACCCATAATACTCGATAAGTCCCAGCAGGTATTGCAGCTCCGGATGTAACGTTCACATTAAGTGCCGTAGTACCAACAATTGTCCCAATATTACTATAAATTTCATCACCACCAAGATTAGTTCCAACATCAATTGTCATGTCAGTTAGAGAACCATTAACACCGTTTAACGGTATCCAAATAGTGTAAAAATACTCTTCAGATGGTGTAACCATCGATGAATTAACCTCTATTGAACCAAATGTATAGATACTTTGACTAAGACCATTTATTATTTGACCATTAACTTGAGCTATTGGAGCTTTTAAGTCGTCAGGTTTAACAAAATTACCTGTACCATTAATAAATGATGGTTGATGAGCGTAAACATCTAAATCATTACTGTAACTTCCTGAGTTATCATTAGGGACTGTCGCAGAATAATAAGAATACCAATCAATTGCTCCTCCTGTTGTCGCAAAATTAAGTAAATCAGTATCATCTGTTGAGTCTTGAGGTTCAGCAAAGATATAAGCATAGAACGCCGCCATAGTAGGCGTCGGTGTAGGAGTTGGAGTTCCCGTATTTGTAGGTGTATTTGTTGGAGTATTTGTTGGAGTTTCCGTATTTGTTGGCGTTTGAGTTGGAGTTTCCGTATTTGTTGGTGTTGGGGTAGGTGTTAATCCTAACGTACCTGTTTGAGTAGGGGTTGGGGTATTAGTAGGTGTATTTGTAGGTGTCTCAGTATTTGTCGGAGTTTGTGTTGGTGTTGGCGTATTAGTTGGCGTATTAGTTGGCGTTGGTGTTATACAGTCAACATTCACAACAACCCCGTCTAAAAAATTATTTCGAGTTACTGCAGAGTAGTAAATAACATCATCTAAATAAATGTTAAATGGCCCGACTGAATTTGAATTTGGTGTAAGACTAACAAGGTATTGAGTACACGCTGTTACCGTTAATTGTTGTTCAATTTCGGAAACACATCCAGGCGCATTATTAGTAACAAGAATAGAATATATTGACATTCGATGTTTTTATTAAATAAATACCACGACTATCCTATTTCAGTAATATTAAAATAAAAAATGAGTTGTTTATTCTTTAAGGAATCAACTATGCCTCAGTAATATTGATATTAACGGTACAAGATACCAATTCAATAGTAATGTTAAATGTACAACCAAACGTACAATCAAGTATTTTAAAAATCTCACAATCATTATCATCCACTAACAATAACATAATTTCCGGAGCGGTATTAAATATTGTTGGTATTACAGTATTATAATAAACTGTTGGTGGTACAGGACCAGAGTTAATTGTCCCTAATAAATAACGATTATTACCATATACATCCGCAATGTATACACTAATTGGATATGTTCCTCCTGAAATATCTGTAATAGTAATTTGTGTCATGTTATGTTAAGCACATTATATCATACTCTATAATCAAATCAATAATAATTTCTTGACCATTTAAAGTATCATCACCTCTTGTTGTCTCAATCGTAATTTGATTTGTTAAAGCGTTTATGGTAACATTCGCAATTCCCGGAACCGTCAATAATAACTGTTTAATGGTATCATAATATTCATTATCCGTTGGCCCGACATTTAACGAAGTAGTTGTAAAAAATAGTTCACTAGTTGTTAAATCAAGCGGTGTTACCGACACTTTTGCAGTGAATGTCGCACTTACTAAATCACACCCTTCATTATCCAATGTTAAATCATAAAAACCTTCATTCAACATTTGTAATAAACCAAACTTAGTTGGCGATTCAATATTGAAAACTTCCTCACCCATAACATAAGTTTGATATGATGTTAAACTAGCAAAACAACTAATTGAGGCACTTCTAACTAATGAACACCCACCACTATCTACAATAGTTAAACTATAAGTTCCACCCGTTAAACCTGATACTTGAATTTGTTGAGGATTGTTTGGCACATTATCAGACCAATAGAAAGTAAATGGAGGCAGACCTGAATTTATAAACGCAGTTATTTTACCACTATTACCCGTACCACAAGAAATACTATACAGTGAATAATCCAATCTTTCACTTCCGGTAACTAATACACTAGAAGATTGAACACATCCGGCCCCATCAGTCACTGTAACCGTGTGTGTTCCGGCAGAAATATTATTAAAGGTTACCGCAGTTAAATTTGTATTTAAGATATCATATATCCCATTATCAATAGAATAATTAAGTGGAAATGTAATTCCTGAACTAACCGTAACACCTATGAAACCATTCACTTGATTACAAGAAGTACCTGTAACTGATGTTGATATAGTATACTGATTATCAGTCATAATATAAACCTCCTCAATATAAGAACATCCTGAACTATCACTAACCCCTATCGAATAAGTTCCTTCAGATAAATTCTCAAATAATTGAGCGGTTTGGTTATTACTAATATTGTTAGTGTCACCCCCCGGAGAAATTAAAGTATATGTATATGGTGTTTCTCCACCAATAACTGAAATTAAAATTTTACCATCAACACTTGAACAAGTTGAATTAGTTGTTTGAACAGACACCGAATTAATACCGTTTGGTGGAATCAATGATGTTTCAACATTTAAAGTACAAAGTCCTGCGTCTGTAACTAAAAACCCGTAAGTCCCTGAATACAACCCCGAAATTGTAAAAGTTTTTGAATATGAAACTTCAACCACCCCTGTTGAAGCAGAATAATAATATGGGGCAGTACCACCGGTAATTGTTAAACTAACCGAACCGTCAGAATTAAAACAAGTTGGTGATACAACAGTGAAAATACCAAAACCTATTGGGTCAACATCAGTCACTGTTTCGTTTTTACCTAAATTACACCCATAACCATCAGTAACTATAACTGAATATTGACCTGAAGTTAAACCTGTTATGGTAGAACCTGTTTGTCCGTTATTCCATAAATAACTAAACGGAGGTTGTCCTGTTATACCTGTTACACTAATTTTACCAATTGGGGTCCCTCCACAAGACGAATTTGGAACCATGTATAAACCATAATTTAGTACTTCCGATTCTTCAACTATAAAACTTTCACTTCTTCCAGTACAACCTCCAAGGTCTAAAACCGTCATATAGTAAGTCCCAGCACTTAAGTTGTCAAAGACAACATTATTAAGATTTGTTGATGCGGATTGAACATAAACATTATTATTTTGATATAAATAATAATTTGTTGAAGAGTATTGTGTCGTTGAAGTACCTGTAACAGACCCATTATTAAGTGAGCAAGTTGTATTATTAACATTTGTTATACTACAACATACCCCATTCGAAACAGGGATATTAATATATATAACTTGATTAGTTGGTAATGAACTATCAGTTACTTCAATACTATATGTCCCTCCGACTAAATTAGTTTTAGTTATCGAAGATAATATTATGTTTGTTGGAAATGATGGCTCAATCCATTGAACAGTATAAGGCGACGTACCATTAGACATCGTTAAATCAATTACCCCATTTGAGGTATTAAAACAATCTCCCGTTACATTTATATTATAATTAAGAGCCATTAGTTAGTATTACAATTTATATTTATTTGTATTCCCACATTTAAAGTTAACAATTCATCAATATTTCTTTCCGTACAAGTTAAACTTTCTATTTTTAATATATTTCCATCAATTTCGTATGTAAACCCATAATCGTATAATAATGATAGATTATCGAATAATGCAATCCTCCACATTTGTAGTGTTGGTACATCTGTATATCCATAACCTACATAAAATGGTTCTTTAATTAATAATTCACCACCAATTCTTAAATCAACATACCATTGAGTCTCCACAGAATTTTGTACACAATCATTTAATGTTAAACCATTTTGAGATAACATATTATCAATTCGATTTGCCAAAATACTATTAAAATTACCAACATTAGGGTCCCCATTTAACCATGGATATACAAAAAATTCAGTTGATTCGGTTGCACAATTATAATCGAAGATATTACTAATTATAAAACAAGGATTAACAGGAACCGGAACGAATTGACATCCTCTTTGTCTTCTATAAACAAATTTTTGTTTATGTAAAACTGAGTTCTCCAATTTAACACCGGTATTCCAAATTGTTGTGGCAGGAAACATTTGTTCCACCAATTTCATCCAATAAGGACCAATACCTGTAACATAATCAATAAGTTTTTGATAAGTATATTTGCTATTTGGTAATCCAACTGTCGCCTCAGATTCAATGTATTTCCACCATATAGATTGTAATGTTGGATATCCTCCTGTTTTACCATCACTAATGTATTGTCGATTTCTAACATTAATCATATTCTCCCAAAACGTTTGTGAGAATTCAAAGAATGTTTTCTTTTTAGGTTCAGGATTAATATAAGTCCAATCCACACCTCCCGGAACAGGATAACCAACAGTTAATCCGGATTCAGGTATTGGGTAATCATAACTAACCGATTGTCTCCAAACATCATAAACAAGACCTTGGGAAGGATTTAAAAATAAATCTACATTTTTAACATTTAATACTAGTTTTTCATCGTCAACATAATAATAGGCATTATAATCACCCTCAGTCGATACTCTAATTTTATTATCTTCTTCTAACCAAGACTTTTTATTATCAACAACTTTTTTTAACTTAAACCCTTCAGTCATGTAAGGGAATTGTCTAAATCTATCTAAATACGGTTGTCCATAAGTAAATGGACTTAAACTAGTTTGGATATTATAGTTTTGACCGGTATAAACATCACCGGTAATAATCACTTCATCCGGACTTCTATGTTGTGGGGTTGATTCATACCATCCTGAACCAACTTGGAAAAAATAACTTTCGGTATTAACAGGAGCTTTTGGAAAACCTAAACTATCAATAGGGTATTCATCTAACCTTATCGATACATCTTCATATGTTGCGATTGATGTATAAGCAGAATAAACATTACCTCTAATTTTATATGTTTCACCAGGCAAATAAGCCGGAGTATTATCAACATAAGTCCCTCCTGATATTGTAGCCCATTGCGTATAGAATTGGTCTAAATTAATCTTTTGGTCGGCTAAATAGATATGTTCATTATATTCAACTAATGAATCCGGAGCCCCAATTAACCTCATTAAAAATTCAACTGACCTTCTTGTTCCTTTTGATTTAAATAAGTAAGAGGCATTAATAATTAAATTACGATAATATGCGTAATTAATTTCAGTAGGTGTTAAAGCTCTTGTGTAACCAGGATAAGTTGGTGTTGAAGTATTTCCAAATATCGATTCTAAAAAATCTTCATCCGTAATTGGTGAGAAATTTGATGACCACCCTAATGTTTGAGCAAGATTAACAAGTAATTGTGATGGTATATCATTAGATGGATTGTAGTTAACCGAATTCATATAAGCCAATGCATCTATGAATTGTTTTATTTGGTCAAAACTTCTACCATAAATTTGAAATATCTTCTCAACTTTTTGACCCATAGTATCAAACTCTTTTAACGAGTCTGTCACCAAAAATCTTGAAATTAAATTTGTTTTAAACGAATCTAAATTTTCCGCAATTGCATCCAATTGAGCCAAATAACCATCAAATTGTAATGACCTAATATCTAAGTTCCAAGGGCCGTCTTTAGGCCAAGTAACTTGTTGGTAATCTGTAAAAAATTCCCCATTTTCAGTTTGAGCAGGAATTTGAAACACCGCAGTGTATTCAGGTCTTATTAACCTATTTAATAAGAATTTTTCAACTTCATCAAAATTTTCTGCAAATATCTTATCAGTAATTAAATCATTCGGTCTAATTTGGTATTCTTCGAAAACTGTAGTTGCCGATTCACCAAAAGGAGCACCTGAAACATAAAAACTAATATAACCAGTACCTAATGTGTCCGATGGTTGAAATGAATTTATTTTGAATATATTATCGTTTATACTAATACAATAGTCTAAATAAGTGTTATATAAATTTCTATATGGTGAAGTTGTGATTTCCCTTAAATTTAGATTGGTTGCTGCACTTATAGAATAATCAATATCAAAAGGATTATTAATCCTATCAACATTAATTTGAAAATAAGTTTCGTCTTCAATAGGGTCATAACTGACATTAACTGCAGTGGCACCTGTAACAAATACTAAGTTTGAAAATTGAACGTCTAAAGAGGCAGGAAAATAATTAATAATTTTCGTTGCGGATACTTGGAATCTTTTACGTAAAGAACCATACATCGAAAAGTTGAGAACTTGTGAAACATCATAATTAGGATAAACCCTAAACTGAGTTGCAATAATTCTTCTACTTTCATTAACATCTTCAATGTTTAACGATTGTAAACTTAACGGTTCGGAAAATGCTCCAACATTAAAATTTCTATTAACTTTTTCTGTAACCGAAGTTGTAAACTCAAAATTACCTTGCGTTAAACCTCCCCCTTCAACAGTTTGTAAACCTACAATGTTGTCGGAAAAAGTCGCAGCCCCACTACCAGGTCTTGGCGGATAAAAATATTTTGTTGTTGTCGTATTTACTGCCATTAAGTTGTTATATTTGTAAAGTTTTTACTAAAATCAACATTATTACCTCGACCTTGTCTAACTTCATATAACAACGCATTAAATTGGTCTCTAACCTCGTATAAGTTGTATTGTCTATAGATGTTATTTTGTGAATCATAAATTGTGTAAATTCCATCATCAATAGATTTGGTTTGATTACCATAAAGAGCTATTGCAAGAGATGAAATGTCATATTCAACCATCTCAATTTCAACCGTGATGGGATTAAAAAAAGTATTGGTTATAATGATATCTTGGCTTGGTTGTCCAATAAATGGTGTTGCATTTGGTTTGTTTGTTGGAGATGAAGATGGTGATAATGTTAAAAATATTAAATTTGAAGAACCATCAACATATCTATATCTAATCGCCTTTTGTTGTGTATTAACCTCATTCGACACAACAGGTTCACAATAAAAACTTGAAGTAATTACTCTGAAAAAATTAGGTATTTTTGAACCATCCGGATTTAGATATTCCACTCTAAAACCAACTAACCCCTGAGGAACAAATTTGTTTTGATATTGTGCTGGTACATTAGTTAAATCAATCACAAGACCTTTAACATTTGGAAGGGCACTTAAAACCCCACAATCAGTAATTACTGTTCTGATTTGAGCTGGTCTCAAATATAAAGTATAAAATCCTAAAGCATTAAACTGATTTGCAGGTAATGTTAGATTATACAACCCTCCTAAAACTTCAACACCTGCGTTTCCACCGGTTTCAGAATTTTCAAAATAAGGTCGTAAAATTGTTTGAGCATCCAATTTTGTTAAGACAAATGCGTCCGTAACATCTCTACTCGGTGTATAATTCATGATGATTTCAACATCTGTTGGTGAAACATCAGAAGGTCTTATTGTTCCATAGCTTCCAATTGCCATATCTTGTTATTTAATTTATAAATAGTTTAGTTATTTTTTTCCTTTAATTTTCTTTATTAACAACATTAAAAAATCCATATCCGTAATTAATCATGTCACCAAGATTATCTACCTCACCAATTCTTTGAACTCTTTCATAAGCACTATTGTTACCTCTCTCAACAAACACATTTGTTTGTATCTGTGCTTGGTCAACAACTTTTAATAAAACCTCATCTTTAGTTATTGGTGTTGAGGTTAAATTATTCTCTGTTAATCCTGATGATTGTTCAAAATATATTGTAGTACCATCAAAATAATCGTAATAATTAATCTGAGTTATAGTATATGCAGTATAGATTGGTGTAACATCGGTAATCATTCCCCATATTTGACCATTACTAATTACCGGAGTACCAATTCGTTGGTTAATTGTTAAATCCCCATAGGTATCTAATTCGGTTAGTCTTGATTTAGTAATACCCGATATAGTAAATGGTACCGTAACATAATTGTTAGATGTTTGAGCAGATACTTCATTAACTGCATCTCCTGAAAATATATAATCATAAGACACTGATGTCCCAATCCAATTACCTGATGATGGTGCGAAAAATGCCTCTCCTTGAGGATTATAAATTGTCACATCACTAAATGGTGTTGTAATAGTTTTGGAAACTTTTGTAATTCCCCAAGGGTTAATCTGTTCTAAGGTAATCACATATTGTTTATTCTCAACAGGGTATGTATGATTAATTGAATTAGGCGCGTAAGTCGTTATTGTTTGTTTTGGTGAACCATCACCCCAATCAATTCTATAAGCAGATAAATCCAAAAACTTTTGAAATTCATTTGAAGTATTATAAACATTGTAAGTATAACTTGAGGATGTAGTAGATGAAAATATAAAATTTGCCACAACATCTTTTTGTAAAACCGCACCATCAAAAGGACTATAATATCCTGCATCAACCGCACTTTGTCTTATCAAAATAGGAATGGTAAGTCCTGTTAAAATTGAACTTCCGTTTACCCCTGAACTCACAACTTGAGTCATAGCAGAATAGACCCCAACAGGAGTCCCTTCATAATCCACAACTGACAAGTCACCTAATATTGTTTCCGGTGATATTTTAATATTATAAAAATCTTCCATTATACTGGTGGGTTAATATATTCATACCATTTTATGGGAATATTAGTTCCCATTCTCTGACCATAAGTGTTTAATACTTGATAAGTTTGACTCGGATAATCTAACTTAACCGTATAATAGAAATATTGAGTGTTATCAAAATTATATCGTAATCCATCTGAAAGGTCAGATTGAGGACCATTCGTGTCATCTAATGGGTCTGACCCCTTACCTGTCATCATTTTTGTAAATTGTCCTGTTTTTGCGTTATAAAACTTAGCCGCCATATAAAACGTATCCAAATTTAAAAAAGTTCTTTTCTTTAACCAATAAAGAAAAAATCCCTCTTTATCCCCAACATAATCTAAAATAAATTTAGGTTTTTTAACCGATACTAAAGTTCTTTGCATTAGAGTATCCATTTTTAATCCTTGTTGTGTCGGAATGATAACTGTTAAGTAATTTGTTTGTCTTTTCTCATCCGGAGTATCATAAAAATCTAATTTAAAAAATGAATTTGCAAAATTATTATTATAATAATATAAATCTTGTGAGGTAAATCCTTCATTCATATAATCAATACTCCAACTTGTTATATTCGACAAAGGACCTCCTGAATAAAAATAAAATTCGTAGTTCACCTCAGTATTATCCGTGGTTCCGGTTGCCGGAGCATGTGCGAATCTGGTCACTTCAAAATCTCGACCAACCCCAATAACCTCAGTTATCATTTGAGTTTCATACTCATCAATTGCCAAGTCTAACCCCAAATAATCCCAAGTTAATTTTATTGGAATATTTATTTCTTTATTAGTACCATCAGGTACTATCGTTACTTTATTCACAGTCATCTATAAATGGTTTTATTGGTATATCAACCCCGTTTAAACTCTCATTATAATTACTACCTTCCGGTATTAATCTAAACACAACCTCAGCAAAAGGATAATGTGAAGTATTTAAAAATGGGTAATCAACACCTCTGTCTAAATTATCAAAAAACCCATAAGTGTATAAATCTCTCCATCTAAATTGTTGGTCAGACTCAGAATAGTATGAATATTCAGGTAATTGCTCAATAAAATCAACATTTCCAGTTTCAATATAATCTGAAAATACTTTTAAAGTCATTTTATTATGTGGTTCATAATAAAAACCTTTAGAATTTGTGTCCACAAAATCAGAAGTTTGAAAAACAGTTTGATTATAATTTATCTTTTGATAATATGGTGAGATAACTCTTTCAAGTTGTTCGTAGTCATTCCATTCACAAAAATCCCCATATAAAACATCATCTTTAACTAAATTTTGATTATAATAGAATGTTTTGGTCGCACCACTTGTTAAAGTATATGATGATACTGGTATTTGACAACTCGATTCATTATTAAATAAATCCCAATATTGATTAACCTCTTTTGTTAAATTAAACTCCCACCCTTGTTTTAGACCAAAACCACCTGAAGGTTCATTAAAGTATCCTGCATATCCTTTATTAATAATTGTTAGATATATCTCACTTAACGGTCTCATTTGATTATCTTTATATCCTGCAAAATCTAAATCATAAGCAGATGTCATATTATAAGAGTTACTACTAGTTTTTTGAGATATTCTTGAAACCTGATTTGGTGTTATTGAACTATATTCAAATTGTTTTTTTTCATTAAAGACATTTTTTTCAAACCCATTTTTTGTTACTATTAAATCTTCAAGATTAGTAATTACTTTATGTTTTCGAACATAATACTTTGATTTAGTCTCCAACAAATTATCCGGATTAATTACTCGTTTAAATAATCCAGTAACATTATCCGCAAATGTATTTCCCGTATAACCAATATTGAAAACATTAAATACATAAGGGTCACTATCAAATAACCCATTACCTAATGAGTAAACTTGAAAAATATTAGAATTTCTATAAGTTAATGATAATTCAACATATTCGTCAACAGATAATCCGTGAGGTGCAATACATTTAAACGATATTAAACCGTTTCCATTTATCTCAATATTTTCAATGGTAAATGGAATACCCTCTTGAGCCTCCCAATCAATATCTCTAGTTGTATTAGAATAATAATATAGTTTTTTTGTGTAATCATTTTCAAATGGATATGTTAAATAATACATCCAATTATATGTGTAAGCACTTTTTGACTTATAATTAAAATGTTGGTTATTAACATCCGGTCTAAAAAAATCAAATTCATAATATTGTGGATAACCCTTCCAAATTCCAGTAACCATTGAATTTTCTGCGTTAACATAATATAAGTTATACTGAAACGGTAAATAAGTAGTAGTACCAACATAAGTGTTATCATATATGTAATTAACTTTAAATGTTGGTCTAAACACAGTACATGTCTGTCTTTCATCATCATAAACTTGAGCCAAACTAATTGTAACACTTCTATCGTATTCAGTAATTTGTTGACTTTGTTGGTTTAAAGATATAGTTACTCTTTCATCAACTGATGGCGCTCCTTTATATTTTAATCCACTAGGTATTATTGTGAAATTATTCATCTATCGAATATTTTGTTTTAAATTTATCCAATGCCGTTTCACCATTAATCAATCCAAAATAAAAATGGAATGGTGCTCCCACAATAAATCTGCTCGGTGTCTGTAATGAGCTAGAAGAATAATTACCATTTGCATCTACGTTAAAAATATATCCTCTCGCATATAAATCACTAACGCTACTGGTTGGGGGTCTAAAATAATTTGGATTAGATAAACTTGTTCTATCTAAAGATTGATATGGTTTACCTTGAACAATATCTACATAATCTGTCGCCCAATTATTATCTTCTGTCCCAAAAATCGTTGTTCCTGATGCACTCCATTGATAAAATGGGACAACTTGAGATTTAATACCATATGGATAAGGATAATAATTGGCGTTATTATTAACTCTAAAATTTATTCGTCCCGGTGTTAAGTAATCCTTTACTTGTAGGTCTTCAGTTGTCGATGAAAACCAAACCGCAATAACAGGAAAACCAGGGGAACCTAATACCTCAACCGGACCAAGCTGTCCCTGAACTATTTGATAATATTCTGGTGAAAATTTTATCACACCAAGTTCAGAGTTAATTGATAATAACTGAGCTAAATCTCCATCTATTTTAAGATTTCCTCTCGAAAATAATTGATTGATACCACTGTCACGACCAAGACTAATCATACGGTCTAAAAATCCCTCATCTGTAATTCTTGATATGACAAATAAATTAATTATATCAGATGGGTCACTGTAAGTTGTCGGTTCCATTTGTCTCATAATATAAGATGAAGTATCACCTTGCCCTAAAATAATTTCATCATAAAAACTATCTTTCATACCTAAATTAATAATTGTTGTTGGAGATTGAAGATTGTATATGTTTGACCTACCCGTTTGTGTTGCCTCATTACCTATAAATTTATTTGAAAATTCATTGTATGGACTACTTCTATAATAAAAATTATTTGTGTCCTTTTCAAAATAAATTGTATCTCTACAAAAACTGGGTGGTAATGGTCTGTTTTGCGAATCAAATATTGTATCAATTTGAATTGGGTACATATATAATCCTCCATTAATCCAGTTATTAACAAAAGATTGAGATAAAACCCCTTGACACAACCCATAAAAAAATCTCCATCTATAAGCCCATTCCTGAAAATTATCGATGTCTTTTCCAATATCAGTTAAGGGTTCCCTTAAAAATTGATAACAACCATCAATAACAGCATCACTATTTACACAATTTTGATTAACTTGAAAATTAGTACCAATACCTTCATAACACTCAATAGATACAACTTCACTACATTTAGTAAAAGTGTTAAATACATTAGTTGACGCATATTGCCCTTCAATATTTGGAGTAACAATATCAGCCCCTGCTGAAAAGTTTGTTGCTTGAATCTCAATACCTGCGTCATCTATAACATAAACCGCAAACCCTAAATTTTGTTGTAATAAAGAAGGATTATAATCCCAACTAGACCCATCCAAAACATCTGAAGATGGTAATCTATCTGTTCTCATAACATTGTTGGTATTAGAAGTAATACTCATTGGGTTTTGAAGTAAACTAGGGTATAAAACTTTGGTGTAATAAGTTATTGTTGTATCAGTAGGTGAAATACCACCCTGAGTATAATAATACGCACCACCTGATAAATCTTCAGATGTTTTATATCTACCCGGTTCATTTGCAACACTAGTCCAAGTATCATTAGAACTTAATGAAGACACAATATTAACACCATTCACATTTGAAACTGAAGTAGAAGGAGGTGTGTTAGACGCATCATAACTTCCATAATATCCAACAATACTAGTTGTAAATGATGAGAATGTTAAACCAGGAGTATTTGAACCGCTTATACCCCCTCTAAAGAAATGTGATGGATAAAATATATTACTTTGTGAATTAAATTTTTGAACTGAAATAGAATTATCCGGTAATTTTTGTATTGGGATATTTAATCTTGTATTCGCAGTCATAATTAATGAGTCTTCATTTGGTAATCCAAATAATTTACCCAAACCATAGGTGTTAGTATAAATTGGCGAATATGGGTCAACACCTCTTTGTAGTATTAAAATATGTCTTTGAGAAAAATCCTCAAATAAATCAGATGTTTTATATGAAGGTGTAGAATCTTGTTCCCAATAAGAATACCCCGGTTGTAATACGAAAGCTGGGTTATTATTAAACAATACTGGTGGTACTACGATTAACTTACTATATAATATGACAGTACCGGATTCCATTATATTTGGTAATAATCCATCAGTAGTTGTGTCCCACATAGTAGACGCTTCTTGGACAGTCATACCCGTTATTACTTGAAAATACTCAACATCTGAAGGATATTTATAATTTTGTTGAGTAGAACCAGTATTTAATTGATAATTTACCGATAAATTATTTAATTGATTATTTGGGTCACAATAATTTACAGTGTAAGTTGACGCTCCACTATTTAATGATGTACCACTAATACCTCTATTATACGAACCAGTATTGCCCGTATACGTCGCATTAACATCTTTCGTTGTTAATGGGTCCACAAAAGTTAAAAGGGTTCCGGATTCTATTGGAGTATCATAAATAATAACCAAAGTATTATCGTAGTGATTATTAACACTATTGTCAAATGACACTTTAATACGATTAACACCGGCAAAATATTTTTGTCTAAGATTAAAATTGTTAATTCTCTCACCAAAAGGATAATAATTTGAATAAGCGAAAAAATCATTTGTAACAGTTCCACTAATAACAGCTGTTACAGGTGATTCCATTACTTTATATACCTGATTGTTATTGTTAACATCACTATTACCACCCATGGCAATTGAAAAAGGAATTTGTACCGTTGCTGTGTTTGTAGTAATATTTAATTGATTTATTGGTGTTACAAAATTATTATAATAATTAAAGTTGTTTGAAAATTGAGTCATTAAAGTACCTAATGGTGCACTTGATGTCTCTGCGTCAACAGATGATGTACCACATTCACAACTAATACAATCAGGATATGTAATTACGGGTAATTGAAATCCTCTAATAGGTTGTCCTTTAAATAACTCAAAAAGAATAATAAACGCGGCAAGTGCGAGACCAAATTTAATACCAAGAGAAAGATAATTTGCCGCCTCCTCACCTAACTGAGCGGCAAGCGCAGTGGCATTACTAGCCAACGCGGCAAAGAAAGAACCTAATCCCGCGGTATAAAGACCGGCATACGCCGCAGCTGAAGCTGACGTTAAGACACCAGCATCTGTTGTTGCTTGACCTTGTTGAATGAATTTTCTAGCCGCCATAAAAAGATAATATCCTGTCAATAACCCAAGTACCCCAATAAACCAATCTTTAAATTTAACTAATGTATTCCAAACAAATGCAAGAACATGAATAACAATTAATAACGGAATCGAAATGATTTGAAGTACTTGCATCAAAATTGAAAATATAAAGAACAACAAATTAAAATTTTTAAACCCATCATTTACCGGAAATTTATTGATTGTTGATTCACAAGAAGAATCGTCCACTTCTTTTATTCCAATAAAATTTGCCCTCCCACCTTTTTTATACTCATCAATTAAATTTGAAACCGTATAAACTCGGTTAAATTTAAATTCATAAAATGTATCTTGACAATCAATTATTTCGTCTAATTTTTGAATTCTTTCTGTTGAGGTAAACCCTGTCGTACCACCCGGAGCATAACCATTCCAATCTAAACCAAAATAATACGAACTTTTTAATTTGTTTTGTACCGTAATATTTGTAGAATAATTTGGGTCATTATTTGAAAGTTGCCAACCATATTCTCTAACATTTGGAATTAAAAAATTAGCTCTTCTATTTTGTTGACTAAGACTTGGTGATTGCTGCCATTTAACTTTAAATCGATACTTACCTTTTGTCGGTATACCTATTGTAGGGTCATTAGATATAACCTTTTCACCAAACTCATTAGTTGTGAAATAATCTAAATTCATTGGTAATTCAACTAACCAAGCTCCACTACCATCTATAACATTCCCTGATTGTTCTAACAAGTACTGTTCTAATATAGGATTACCTCCACTATCTTGTTGTATTGTTTGTCGTATGGCTAATATTTGTCCCGGACCTGCAACCATCGAACAAAGGTTACCCATATTGTCTCTTGGTCTACAATTACTTCTTAATCTCATTCTATCAGTAGTAGAGAAAATAGACCCCATGAAAACCGATGTTGGTTGTATATCAATATTAGCCTCATCCCTTAAATCAAAGTCAACACGATTTACAGCGATTTGGCATATTTCAGGGTCACCCCATAATGGTGAAACCGATAATGTTTTGGTTAATGAAATAATTTGAGGTAAAGATGTTAAATCGTTTGAACTTCTGAAAGTATTACCAGCAACTTGACTTTCAGTTGCAAGTCCCATTCTAATTAAATCTTGAGGTGTTAAAGAAAATTCACCAATGTCAGATAAGTCAACATCCATAACTAAAGTCTGAGACCCTAATGGAACACCCATTATCATATAATCGCCACTTTCATTAGTCTTAGTGGTATAACGATAATATTTGTCGTAAATTTGTACTGCAACACTATCCGTTAAGACATCATCTCTTGTTGGTAATGTTCCTGTTGCTGCATGAACAGAATAAGATTTTTCGTAAGGTAATAAATTGTAACGATAACCATCCTCATTCTTATCTGTTGGTGATTTGTAAGGATATATACTTGAAATTATTGGGTTAGATTCATCTACAGCAGTAATTGGTATAAAAATCGAAACTCGAGCATTTGGAATACCAAATCCGTTATTAGCAGTAACCCTACCAACAATTACTCCATAGTCCGCACAACTTCTTGTGTACACATCAGCTTGTTGTATTTTTAGTGATAATATTTCTAAAAACTCAAAGTCTTGGTCCAACTCAACGTTAATAGTTTTGTTGATACCTAATTCGGTTTTAATTCTATAAGACTGACCCATGCAATTCTTTTAATTAATAAATAGTTTATGTGTTATTTTTAAAATTCACACACCTTACTTTTAATTATAAGATAGTTGGGTAATAAATAAACCTGTTATGAAAAGGTAACTGATTGGAAATTTTTAACCGACACCCTAATGTCCTTATTAGGATATCTAATTTGATAAACTTGAGATGGTTGAGCGAAAATTGTATCATCAACCGGTGCGATTTCTTTTGTTTCCAAATTACTATATTCCATAGATGTTTCGGAAGAAGAATATTGTCCTCCAACATTATTATAAACATTTAAACCAGCAACAGTTAAAACTCCATTTTGATTTTGAACAATACTTCTTATTTCAGATAAATAAACATTTTGACCTAACTCCCTTGTTTGTGGATTAAGATAAGTCGAAATTCTATCAACTACATCAGAAATAACTTGTCCTGAATTTTGAGCGGAATCTAACACAATCTGAACATCAATACTTAAGTCAATAACATCAGCCGTTAATATTGAAATATAATCGTTCATCATTCTATAATTGGATAGGTAATTTGCAACATTTTGTCTTAAAGTATCAGACACAATACTTGTTAATTTACCTGAAGTATCATACGATAATAACTGAATTAATATCTTATTATTATTCTCGGTTATGGATACTTTTGCAGGTGCACCAAACTCTGATGGCATATTTCTAATAATTGATTCGTAATCTTGTACCGTTACTGCTCTTTTTTGTGCTGAGAAATTAAATGAAACATAATTTCTAATCTCCTCTAATGAAGGAGTCCCCGCACCACCAATCGCGGCAGTAACGTTATTACATCTTAGTGAATTAACAACAGATGAGTTAGTTGACTCAGATGGTCCGTTTACAAAGAAATTAACAGTACCAACTTGATTAATCACATTTGTACCTAAGTTTGTCGCCAAACCACCACCAACTCGATACTGAACGAATAATGTGGAATTAGGTATTAACGCAGAACCCAATGAAAAGTTGTTTGAATATCTTTGTAAGTCAATTGTCGCCCCAACTGTTGTAAATTGGTCTAACGCATCTTGAGCTGTGTTTGTTCCACCACCAAAAGTCATCTTTTTAAACCCTTCGGAGGTATATTCACTTATAAATCTATTTTGTGTTTGAATATATCTACCAACTTTAATACCTGGTTGGTCCGATACTTTAGTTGGGTCTTCAATAAAAACTCTATCTTCAGCTAATGAATCAACTTCATACCATTTATTTTCAACACCTAAAAATTCTGCGGTCGAAGGAATATTAGTATATTCAGTTCCACTCTTAAGTAATACACTTGTAATACCTAACACATTTTTTTCAGGTAAAAATAATTCAAAGAATGGTTTTACATCATTAGGTGTAATTACTCTTTTAAACACTTTAGTAATACCATTAACAACCAATTCTCGTTTAGTAATGGTATAATTAATTAAAACGTTATTAGCATTAAAATTTGGTATTTTTAATCTATTTGGAAACCCTTGAGCATTATATGGTGATGTAAAATCAATATCATATATGTTTTCAAAAACAATTCCCGCCCCAACAACTTGAGACCCTCTTGTTAATGTTCCTAAGTATCTTTCATCCTCTTTATCTCCAAAGGCTGGAACCGTAATTGAAAAATCTACTAAAGATACCGATGGTCTTTGACCCGGTAATTTCAATCCATATGTTCTTGCAATATTATAAATTGAAGACCTCTGTTGAGCGTATTGTAGTACCGTCTCCTGTATACTTCTATCAATATGATAATGTAAATTATCTGCAACCGCTGCGTTCAAATCTAAGAACACCGAGAATACCGAAGCGTCATTGAAATCCTGTATTAATTCAGGGTAATAAGTTCTTACATAGTTTAATAATTCAGTTCTTATTCCTTGAAAATCTCTTGTAGTATATGATATATTACGATTTGCCATATGATATTAAATATTAATGATAACGAAATCACTCGGTCCAAAAGTTGAATTGTTTGTCGAGTAATCTATTTTTATTTTTGCGGTATATTCTGAAGTCCCTTTACCCGGAAACCGATAAACAGATGACTCACTTGTTCCTATTGTCGCCATTCCTGTTGCTAAATCAACTTCTTCTTGAGGGTCAGCAGGACTTATTGTAATTTGGTTTAATAATAAATTTGGCATAAAAGTACCTACAGCATCTCGAATATCAGATTCAATAGCATCAAATGTTAACCCATCAAATGGTTCAAACAAAAACTCATAAAGTCTTGTTCCAAATGTCGGTAAATAATATCTTGAACCTTTTCGAGTCAAAAGTAAGTGAATTAAATCCGCCTTAATTTCTTGAGCTTCAAATTCAGTTAACTGTAAATAGTCACCCTTTAATGAATCCCTGAAAGGGAAATTAAGTCCATATGTTGTTCCGTCTGCCATATCTATAATTATAGTCTTATGATTATTTCTTATAAATACCTAAAAATAAAAAATCCCGACATTGCCGGGATTAATATAATTATTGGTATTTTATTATGAACCACATCCAAAACATTCAAATTCTGAATCTGTTGGTTTTGTTGTAGGTTCAACAAGATTCACTTTTGGTTTCTCTTGTTTAACTGTTGATTGATTAACTTTTGAAATATCCACCGCTAAGTGTTTTGCTCCGGTTGATATCGCTTTAGTCCTAACATAATAACAAAGAGTTTTCAATCCTTTACCCCATGAATGAAAGTGAGATGATGAAATTTTTGATAATGTTGGTTCTGACATATAGATATTCATTGATTGTGATTGGTCAATAAATGGTGCTCTGTCTGCCGCCATATCAATAAGTTCTCTTTGAGATATCTCCCAAATTGTTTTGTATTTTGGAATTAAATGCTCAATTCTTTTAACTTTTTTATTGTAATTTTTATCTTCTTGGTCAAGATAATTATTAAAGTTGATATTTTGAACCGAACCTTCATTCATAATGATTTCATTTTTTAAATCTTCAGACCAAATACCAATTTTTTCAAAATCATTAATCAAGTATTTGTTAACAATTAAAATTTCCCCACCAACTACACGACGATTAAATAAAGCCGAGTGAGCCGGTTCAGTCATTTCAAATGAACCTGTAATTTTAGCTGAAGACGCAACTGGCATCTGAGCCGTGAATAACGAGTTACAAACCCCGTGGTTAGACACTTCTAATTTAAGTGAATCCCAATCCCACATTCTACTTAACCCTTCATAATCTAATCCCCACATATCAAATTGGAATTCTCCTTTTGACATTGGCGAACCTTTAAAGAATTCGTATGGTCTGTATTCACCTGATTTACATAATTCCATACTTTCCGTAATTGCCGCAAAGTAGATAGTTTCAAAGATTTGTTTATTAAGTTTTTTTGCCTCTTCAGTTGTGAAGATATAGTCCATTAAAAAGAATACGTCAGCAAGTCCTTGTGTTCCAATCGCAATTGCTCTTTGTTCCAACCCACCTTTTCTACCTTGTTCAGTTGAGTAACTATTAATATCAACAACTTTGTTAAGTGCTCTAACAACTTTTCTAACTTCACTATAAAGTAATTTAAAATCAAACTCACCTTTAATGATAAAGTTTTTTAATACCATTGATGATAATGTACAGATTGCTGTGGTGTTCTCATCAGTATATTGGTAAATCTCATTACATAGGTTAGATTGTTTAATCACCCCAATGTTTTGATGATTTGTTTTTCTGTTAGCACTATCCTTAGAACATAAATAAGGAACCCCTGTTTCAACTTGAGATTCAATAATTTTGTTCCAAATTGTTTGAGCTTTAACTTTTTTACCTAAACCAAGTTCAACGGCTTTATTATAATTTGATTCATACTCATCACCATAAGCCTCTTGTAATGGTTTAATTCCCGCCTTTTTAATATCATTAGGACAGAACAAATACCAATCATCGTTGTTCTTAACCGCATTCATAAAGTTGTCCGGTAACCAAATTGAGGTAAATAAATCTTTTGCTCTTAATTCTTCAGCACCTGTGTTCTTTTTAATTTCAAGTAAATCAATGATGTCTTTATGCCAAGGTTCAATGTAGATAGCTGCACTACCCGGTCTTCTTCCTTGTTGATTAAAGAACCTTAATCCTTCATTAACAATTTTTAAGTATTTTAGTAAACCACCAGCAAATCCACCTGATGAATTAATACGACTCTCTTTACTACGAATGTTTGACATACATAATCCAATACCCGCAGCGTCAGATGAATAAGTTGAAATATCATTGAATGTTTGTAATAAACCTTCTCTTGAATCCCCGTTATTGTATTTCAACACACAAGACGCTAATTGAGGTGTCTTAGTTCCCGCATTAATCATAATTGGTGTTGCAGGAGAAATAAGTTGATTTGACAATGATTGGTAATACTCAACCGCTTGTTCAAATGATTTAGTAACCCATAGAGCAACTCTCATATACATATGTTGAGGTCTTTCAATCACTTTACCTTCAGGATTCTTTAACAAATACATTTCTTGTAATGATTTCCACGCAAAATAATCAAAATTGTAATCATTCTCGTGATTAATTACAGAATCAATATTTTCAGGTCCATAAAGTTCAATAGTTTCCATTAACTTATCATTAATAATACCATCAACGTGTAAGGTGTGCATTGTGTTACAAAAACTTTCGTCAGTTTCTTTATGATATGCTGAAATAGCAACAGATGATGCCAGTCTTGAATAGTCGTGATGACTACCTGTATAAGACGCAGCAATTTCGTATACTAATTTATCTAACTCTTTAGTTGTAATAAACCCTTCAGTTGGTACTGAAGTAATTACTTTAATAAAAATCTCGTCTGAATTAACATTTAACCCTTTGGCAGCTCGTTTAACTCTATTGTAAATTTTTTGAGGGTTAAATGAAACTTCATCTCCCCCTCTTTTTTTAATCTTTAATGACATCATATGTTTTTAATTAGAACTCATCCGTGAATGTTAACGACTCACCTAATTTAGCTTTTTGGTACTCCATAGTTCTTGATTCAAAAAAGTTACCTTTTGTTTCAACAGCAATTTGTTCCATAAATTTAAATGGTTGGTCAACATTAAAATGTTTTTTACAACCAAATTTAACCAATAACCCATCAGTTACAAATTCCAAATATTGTTTCATCAAATTTGAATTCATACCGATTAAAGATACAGGTAAAGACTCTGTAATGAACTCTTTTTCAATCTCTAATGCAGATAATAATATTTCTTTAATTCTTTTCTCACTTGGTTTGTTTTCAACATGATTATTAATCAAATGAATAGCAAAATCACAATGTAAGTTCTCATCTTTAAAGATTAATGAGTTAGCATTACATAATCCTTGCATAATTCCTCTTGATTTCATCCAAAAGATTGAACAGAATGAACCTGAGAAGAATATACCTTCAACTGCTGCGAATGCAACTAATCTTTCTTGGAATGAAGCATTCTCAATCCAATCAAGAGCCCATTTAGCTTTCTTTTGAACTGCCGGTAATCGGTCAATTGCGTGGAAACATTCGTCTTTTTCTTTATCATCAGACACATAAGTATCAATTAATAATGAATACATTAACGAGTGGATGTTCTCCATCATAATTTGGAATCCGTAAAAGAACTTCGCTTCAGCGTACTGAACCTCTTTTAAGAAATTCTCGGCTAAGTTCTCATTTACAATACCATCAGACGCAGCAAAAAACGCCAATATATTTTTAAGGAAGTATCTCTCATTATCAGATAGGTTTTCCCAATCTCTAATATCGTTAGATAAATCCACTTCTTCCGCGGTCCAAAACGCCGCTTGATGTTGTTTATAAAATTCCCATATATCATTATGTTCGATAGGGAATATGACAAATCTGTCATTATTTGGTTCTAAAATTTTTTCCTTCATGTTTTAAATTAAATTTGTTGTTGACTCTGTTCTCTTTGTTTTCTTTTTTCTAATAGTTCTTTAACCCTATCTCTTTTTCTATCTTCTTGTTGTTCCTCGAATCCTAAGAATGTTACTGAACTTTCAGTATCAATCTCAAGTAATTCATTATTGAATTTACAATTCTCAAAAACAACCCCATCCTGGCCTAAACGACTTTTAGTAATCGCAATAGTTGCAAGACCCATTTCTTTTTGTTGTAATGTTTTAGCCACGGAAATAATTACGTGACCAACTTGTGCCTTTTTAATTGACCCACCCATCTGGTCTGTAGTTACAACTTCTGATGAAATTGAAGCTCTGTTACCTTGTGTTGCCGTCCAACCAACTAAATCAAGTTCATGACACATCGCCTCAAACCCTCTCATCACTGACCCTTCAGCTTTCCATTCATCTTTACTACTTGATTCCGGTAATACACAATCAATATAGTCTAATAAAACCATATCAAGTTTAACTCCATCCGCAATCATCTTTCTAACCTGATTCTTAATTTGACTCATAGTCATCGTGTCCGATGCTAACTTTTTCAAAACCAATCGATTTTGCATTGTCTCTTTAATCTCAGTAATTTTACTCATTACCTCTTCTTTATTTTGAACCAAATTATCCGGTTCAATACCAGTCCACATTGTGAAGTGTTTTCTTTGAATAATCTTTGGATTATCCTCAAAAAATATTTGAAGAACGTTGTACCCAAGATTAAACGCGGTATTTGAAATTTTAGATAAGATAGTTGTTTTACCAACACCGGTTGGTGCTAATATTACTCCAATTTCACCTTTAGCTAATCCACCTTTAAGTAATTTATCAATCCCCTTAATTCCCATTGGAATTGGGTGACGATAGTCCTCATCAAGTACGGTGTCTAAATTAGCGAAGATATCCGTTTGACCTTTATCTATCTCCCCAACCTGTAACGCCTCTCTTACAAGTCCTTCTACCTTATCGTAAGATTCGAAATCCCCTTGAGTAATAATCTTTTGAGCTTTGTCCATCGCCTTTTGAAGTTCTTGTTGTTTACAGAACTTCAAGGCCTTCTCCTGAACGAAAGTGGTTCCTTCAAATGGAGCCTCTTTAACTTGAGTTAATGTGTCCAAAACAATCTTGGCAACCATCTCTTGGGAGATTTCAGACTTAACTATCTGCTCAAGAGTATCGAAATTAGGAGTAGATTCATATTTCTTGTGATACTCCTTTGTCATCTGTAAAATGATTTTAAAGTACTTGTTGTCGAAATAGATTGGCTCAATAACATCCATAATTGAAGATGAAAAGTCCTTATCTAATATAATCTGATTCAGTAATTGTAATTGAAATGTGTTCCCTAAATAATCGAAATTTTTGTTCATAAATTGTTTTAAAAGTTACCCTT